CACCAACGTGTGTACCCGCACTGCCTAACCTATCAGGTTAGTACAGCCCGTGACACTGTCTCGGGCCCAATGCGGGAACTCCCACCTTAGACCATCTCTGGTCTTTGGTTGCAACGCCAACCCATGCACCCACTTTTCGTCGGGTGATGGGGCTTCAGCGAAATACTGAAGTACAGCGTTGTCGGATTTGTACTCCTTACGTCGAACTCTACTATTAGAAGTATATGTTCGAACTTCTTTTCTTTGGAGTTTTGCATTCCACCTCCATCGGAGATGGTCTACTCTACTACCAACGAAGGAAGTGAGTCCAAATCCCCCACTGTCCACGCGTGTTACTCCCATGTTTCGATAGATCCATGAGGGTATCATCAATTCGACAGTCTTTGCGGCATTCCACAATCCCTTGGTAAAGAGATTGTTAGAGTAGTCGATTAAGGACTGTCTGGACGTGGGTCCGGTGCACGATAACGACTTCGTCTTCAATGGCGTTACATCGTAACCCTTGAAGTAGTGCCCACCACAGGATTCCCTGAAGTTCCCACTAGCAAAACTTTTGCTAGTGTTCACTTTGAGGCCTAGGGTGTGCAGTAAAAGTACGATATCGTCGTACCCGTGTTTCGGTATGATAATATCATCACCGAAAACTCGGACTTGGTTTACATACTTGTCCAATTTACCACCCGTTCCGACTAGAAAGTCAGACGGTTGGTCAGCTTCAAAACCACTCGCTGTTAAGGCGATGATTAAGAAGATGTAAGATTGAACAGGAAATGTAACGGCTGTCCCCTGCGTGGCAAATTTCTTCAATTTGAAGAAAACTGGCGGATATGAAATACGATCCGCTAGTCCACGCGTCCTGTGGCTATGAAGAGCGCGTAAAATAGAAGGATTACTCCTAAATGCACGCTCGACAAGCCAACAGGATAACCGGTCAGAGGCACTGCTTAAATCTACAGTAGCCATCTTTCCGGTTAAGGAAGCATAAGAGGCGAAACGTTTAGAAGGCTCTTGGTCATTTATGGTAACTAAGTTACCCCTAAATAAACCATTAGCTCTCTCTACTAGAAACCGAGCTGTTAACTGCTGACACCATTGGTGCGCAGTTGGCTCGGCAGCTATTAGTCTAGGCCCTTTAGCAGTTTTTGGTACTGCGATGAGCCTAGAAAACGGTTCAGATAGATGTGGTCTGACTCCAACAGACTCCCGAAAGTGGGAGGTATGCTGTGGTCGACAATCCAAGCTGATTTCACCGACATTATCAAATAATGATAACGAAGGATCATCCAGCGAAGATACATCTTCTTCCTGTTCCCAGGCACTCGATTGTAGGGAAGTGTAAAGTTTTGAGTCGGAATGTTTAGTTTCGACTCTAGCTTCTGCAATTCCCGTACACCCGAAGTGTTTAAATGGGAACGTGGCCTCCAGCTTTGCAGGCCAATAAGGGAAGTCATATTTGAACTCCTTCTTAGTTAAGTCTGCAACAGCTCCAGGTCCATGCTTAAGACCTAATCCCACTGATTCTTGCGAAACGAATCTTGTGAAAGATTCGGGATCGTAGTTTCCGAGGGCTGAGGCGAAGGCGTCAAAGTTTCTTTGACACTTTCGGAGGAGGTTACTGATGCGGAAGTGTTCGTCAGTACTATGGGACCTTTCGTCCCATAATAAAGGCTGAACGCCCCTGACGCTACTAGTACTGCCATCGCAAAGATGGTTAGCACGCATAGCGTCATCAGTGCCCAAGTCATCATCATGCCAACGTAGTGTTGGTGTGTGGAGACTTGATTCGACTCTTCTGTATTCATCGAGAACTTCCTTAGTTCTTTTTGATGTACAGCCAACCTCAATACTTTTTCCAACGCAACAAAGTTGACGAAGGAAGAATATTGCAGTTGGGTCGGAATCCTCTCTTAAGGAGCCACTAACGTCGAAAATCCGCAACCAAATCCCACGAAACAATCGTGGCACTTGGATGTTAGGACCTGCCTTCTTTGAAAGAGGACAACCTAACACGAGGCGGCCAAGTTCTAGACCATCCAAAAGGATGGAATCGAGCTCAGGGAGGGATAGGGTAAATAATCCTATACCTCTATTTTCGACTAAACGGGTTAGTCGAGATAAATCTCTCATAACATCCGTTTTGTCAGTAGGGTAAGCTGAAACATAGTCCTTAAGGACGGCTTCAGACACCTTGAGTAGACGATTTGCGAGGCTTTTCATAACCAATGCCTTTCGGTTGTGGTTAGTCCTGCCTCTGTACATCATCCAAACACTGTTAGAGAGTTTTTAACCCCATAATGGGCGTTAGGACTCCCAGTTCATAAGCTTGACGAAATTGGCTTCCGTTTGGAAGTCAGTGACGCCAGCAGCGAACTTGGCAACATCGGTATTATTATCGATGGTGTCATTCTCAAGCACAGAATAGTACTTGCGAACAGTGTCGATCGTAGACGGAGCAACAGCGTAAAGCGTTTCAACCAACTCGACATTATGGCGGTCAACTTTGACCCCCCTTGTCTTGTCGGTATAAGACGTGTTACGAAGCTTCAGACGAAACGACCCAGTCGTTTCTCTGAGTAGGTATTCAGACGAATAACCATCTTGGTTAATCTTTGAAAGAACCTTTGCAACGCTATTGATCGTAATGGTGATAGTATCAGAGAACATCATTCTACTCCTTGGTACATATTAGTGGGACCTCGGCACGCGCCGAGTAACCCCGATGCTACCAAGAATTGATAACTGCCTTAACGAAAGTATAGGCAGGTACGCGGATAGTGATGGCGTAACAGTACGTCGTGACTTTGTAGTTACACGGAACTTAGCGGGTTCAAGGCCATAAATATCGGCCGAGTTCCCAAGCTCTGTCCAACTACCATGGGTTGTCTGTGACTCCATGATCCGAATAGGACCATGGTGTGCACCGACGGTATTCCGGCTAGCAATTAGGATATCACCTACATTGCTACACCAGTCTATCAGCCATGACCAAGGCAGCGCATTCCAGGCAGTAGAGAAATCTACCGTAAGTCCTAGAACCGCTTGCCTTGCAAGAGCACGACGATCGCCTTTCATGAGTTTGGACTCGGTATCTGGAAACCATTCCACGAAACCCCAAACCCTTGAAGCCGTCGATTTGTCAACAGGCGCGTTACCAGTATCTGGTTGCGACGATGATATAAATCGATGGATTGTTCCGGTTGTAGAACCGGACCAAAGGCGTCGTTTACGACGGAGACCTGACGATGCTAGAGCATTAAGCTCTTGATGACGCTTATTGACTTCATCACTGAAGTTCAATAAGTTAATCAAATCGTTCACGAGAGGCTTGATACCAAAATGGTACTTCAAGTTATTGGAAGCGAGATATCGCAACCAACCCCTTCCTTCTTTTCTAAGCAAGGATGGGATCTCTCTGAGCTCATATACTGCAATTGGCAAGTCGACCACTGGCCTACTTGGGTTAGTGTCTGCTAAAAGTTTAGCAGCCAATGCACTATTGGGCGGTCTTCCAGGAATAGTAAGATGATCATAGACGTAGTCTCCTGGATAACCCAGGGCGCCACATCTATAATTATGGTAGTACCAGGCCGTTCGGGATGGACGCGAGGGATGAGGTCTATTACAGATCCCACCTTCAACTTCGATACGTTTTACATCGAAATTATGTCCATCGCCTTTGGCGACCTGATCGTCACACCGCTCGTATACGTTCCATTCGGTACGCAGACCTGCGGTTTCGTTCCCATTATTAATGTGGGTTCGATTGTAACGACGACCTTGAGATGTACTTAAGTACCTCTCTCGAGTCCTACCAACCATATCTTATACTCCTATCACAGATGAGGGAAGTCTCTCGACGTGCTGGCACCTAGCGGTGCC